GAAGGTTTCTTTTTCTTTTTCTTATCTTCTTCGTCTTTAGTTCTAGTATTATATTTTTTACCTTTCCAAGAAAACTCTTTCTTACCAGCATCTTTATTTTGTCTAAATGCTCTACTAAAAGAAACAGGACCTCTGTTAGTACCTTTTTTCTTATCATCAGTCTTCACGATAGTATCAGCTTTCTTATCAGCAGCTTTCTTAACTGGTGTAGTATCACCTACTTTCTCATTAAGAGCTTTTACATTATTCTTTACTTTATTATCTCTAGAGACAGAATCCTCAGCTTTTTGTCTACCTTTTTCCCACTTAGCATCTTTTCTATCGTTCTTTTGTTTAGATAATAAAGCTCTTTTAGAATCTTTTCTTTCGCCTCTCTCTTCTTTCTTGAAAGCTCTAACTGTCTTACGTTTAACTTTTCTATTTTCTCTCTTCTCTTTTCTAGTCATAGAAATATCTTCTCCTGCATCATTTAATTTATCTTGACGTTTATTCTTCTCGCCTTTTTTATATTCTTTTACAGCAGCTTTTGTTACTTTTCTATCAGCTCTTCGAGACTTTCTCCCTTCTTTTCTTTCAGTTCGAGCTTCTTTAGAGAATCTTCCACCAAATAGGTACTTATTATCTTCATTCTCCATATCATCTAAGTTCTGAGTAGATGGAGGTAATAAGAAATCCTCTTCGAAATTAGCTAATCCATTAGGATTATTAATTCCGGCGGTCTTTTTTGTTTTTCTTGTTTTCATTTAATTTAATTTAATGTTTATTATCCTTGTTGTTGTTGTGGTTGTCCAGTACCAAATCTAGATTCTGGATCTTGCATACGATCATTTTCAGTATCACTTACTGTCCCTGCTATAACCTTTAATTCTCCACTAAGTATGCCTTGGTTAATTCTTTGTATCATATCCATAGGTATAGGAAAGTCTGCAGTCTCATCACCAGTATAACAATAACCAGTTCCTGCACAATCTCCAAACCTAGATACATCTCGAGGGTTTTCAAATACCCCTCTTATATTTATATTTTCTAATCCCTCAGCATTGTAAATATACATATGCTCATCAATCATAAAAGCTTTCATTCTAGTTTTTGTATACTTATCATACTTAAGCCATTTAACAGTATTTGAATTAACAAATGCTATTGTATCTAAACCCGACACACTACCTACATAAGTAATAGCCTCTGAGAAGTTAAATCTTACTGTTTTTGGTAAAGGCAGTTCTGTTTTATACACGTCACACTCTAATTCTACAGCGCAGCATTGGCTACCATCTGTTTTTATGAGTTTAACACACCCTAAGTCTTGTTCTATATGTCTGCTTGTAAATCCGTTTTGTGCGTAATCTCTTCTAATAAACATTGCTCTATAGTGCAATATATTAAATTTTAACTGCTCTAAAGATATAGATTCATCATGATGAGAGTTACCGCCCCGTACTAGGTTTAACAAGTTATATGCTATTTCGTTTAATGTCATTTAATATTTATATAATGTTCTACTTAATCCTATGTTGTGCGTCTTGTCTATTAGTCCATATCTATAGTAGTATGAGTTACCTTTCTTATTCGTCCAACCCACTATAGGTGCAACATTGAACGTTTTATCATTTCCTCCTAGATCTCCTCCTAACCAAATACGAGTATAAGGTTTCCTTTCTGTTATTCTTACTGTGTCTATCGTATGTATATACTGAGGAAACTTAGCTGTATACTGAAAATCTTGGTCAACTAAAACCCCATCTACATACGTTGTTATTGTTGCTTTAATGAGTTCATCTTCCACTTCATTTTCATAACACCCAAGAGTATCATTATTGATATAAACAGTATCGTAAGAAACACTGCGAGTAGTGAGGTAAATAGTATCCAGAACATATATGCTATCAATAGTCCTAGTAAAGACAGTATCAATGTCTTGATTAACTTCATTCCCTGTGTTATTTTGTTTCTCATTACACTCTTGTAAAAATATTATATATAGGACTAATATTATTATAGTCCATGTTTTTATTTTAAACTTCTTTAAGATATCTAATACAGCCATGATACCCTCTGATCTTTATCTTTATCACAGTCTACATGAATGAATGTTTTTCCTATACCTATTCGTGTAAATCCTGCAGCTATAAAAGCAGCAATCATTATAAATCTGTGTCTAGACTCTTTACAACTAACATCCGCTGCTAATCCAGCCATATGTGAAGAATTAGAAACGCCACCTACTACAGCATTGTGTATAATAGTTCTATATCCACTATTAATTTTAAAAGGAATACCTGCTATATCACGTGCTTTATCTAACATGATTAAAAATTTCTTAGACATAAACTCCCCAGAGCCTGGAGAATCAGGGCTATCAAATTCTTCTGTTTTAAAATACTCTAGTTCCATAGTTTTACCTTTTAGTAATGTACTTATCCAACAATTCATTTAAATATTTCTTTAGTGGTATCTCTCTACCTGTTATTCTTTCCATATTTTCTAGGATAGATATTATATACTCCCACATAATGTATCCTATAATAGTCTCATGAAACGCTGATGTGAACCATGCTATAACTTTACCTTGATCAGCGTAAGCGTTTGCAAATACATGTGTTATATAAATAAGAATAAGCCATGTTAATAGCTTAAATCCAAATCTAGATATTTTTTTAGAGACTATTTTTTTACCTTCTACAATAGAAGCAGTTACTCCTGAGCCAAGTTCAAATAATACCATAACAAAAAATGCCATAAACATAGTATGGTCAAATCCTAATATAGTTGAACAACCTGCGATTAATCCTCCCATTGGTATTGTTATTTTTAAAAGTTTAAAGTGTACCAAGGAAGTTGCATAGTCATGCATATTTTCAAATCCAAAATGATCTACTAGGTTATGTATAAAATTTTTCATAATTTAATCTCTTTCACAGCTACATGTCCCCGTATCCCAGTGGTAATCTCTAGGACATTCTTGTTCATTACAGAGACATTCGCACGCGCTAGCATCCCATGTAGAATCCACACTACATTCTTCTTCCTCGCAAGGTGCCTCTGAGGAAACACAATGTTCTATACCATCTGCTCTAGTAAGTCCTAATCCTATAATCATGATCCGTTTTTATAAAGAACTGCGGGTCCTCCTGTACTAATTGTCAAGTCTGTTATATCTAGATATAAAACACAGCCTTGTGGATATGTTCCTGTCATTACTCCAGTACACTCAGTTCCTCTAAAAAAAGTAACCACTGTCTGATTTATAAAATGCACAGCATAGTATGTTCCGGCCGGCACTACCGTCTCTGATGAGGCTGGTAACATGTCATATCCATATTTACCAAAAGATTTGGCAACATCGTCTACGTTTGCTGCTGCGTTATTTGCTGTATTAACATCATCTAATATTACATCACCACTTAAGGTAACCGTTTTGTCTATTATATTTTGTTGAAGTCTGTCTGCTGTTGTTCTTATTGCCATTGTAATTTATTTTTTATGTTATAATTTTTTCTAAGTTCATAATTTGTTGAGGAGTAATCTCTTCAGGTAGTGTTTCAGAATCTAATAAATGAAGTTCAACTTCTTGCTTCTCTTCCATTTTAACTTTCATAACTTCTATCTGCTCTTTTCTAAGAGCTACTAATTCTGGATAGTCGTTTTCTAATGAAGATATTTGTTCCGCAGAATCCTCTTCATTTCTATCAGCTATAGCTTGTACTTTCCCAGCTAGTTCTAAAAACTCTTCAGATGGTTTACCTAATTTTTCTAAAGGATCTAAAGCCTCTTTTAAAATATTTAAATTCTTACCTACTGGTAAACTAAAATCTTTACCTGCTAAATCTTTAACTGAAAATAATCCGTTAATAAGATCTAGTAATTCTCCGTTTGTTACATTAAATTTTGTCATTTTATATATTGGTTTTTGTTATTATGCACCCACCATTGGGTCTTCTTGAAATACATGTCTATCACTTCCATGAATGCAAGCATCACAATGCTTGTTTGCAAAGTTAATAAAATTATCTGTAATATGTGTAGATTCACCATTTATTTCTCCATTACAGTCTGGTAAACAAGTTAATCCCCCTGTACAATGTACTTTTGGGAGTAAATAACTAATGAATGTTAAGGTCCATAGATAGTCTGTAGAACAATTACCTAGTGTACCATTCTTAATCTTTTTTAGAATAGTATCTCCTTTTTCTGCAATACAGAGAGTTAAATTTTTTAATACGTTTGGGTGAATCATTGACATAATTTATATTTTTTAATGGTTAAGGTATACAACAAAATGGATCTGATAAACATGCTGCTTGTGATGTATTAGGACCTTCAATGGCAACTTGAGTACAATTACAACGGCCTGTACAACAAGTTACTATATTAATAGTATCTGAATTTATAGTAGGAGACCCTAGAGCTCCAGAAATAATAGTTGCAGTAGAAGGAGTTGATGAAACAGTACTACCTTCTATACTTACATTATAACCACTTATAGGTTCACACCCATCCGAAGCTGGAGCTAATATAAGACTTCCTGATGGAACTCCTGCTAATACAGCCGCATCTATATAAGCTTGCCAAGTAGTAAAGAATAATCCTGGCATTCCAGTATGTGTTATACTTGTTATTTTTTTCTTTACAAATCCATTGTCACAACAATCGGCCGGATAACTACCACAAGGTTGTGATGATTGATAATAGTAATTAGAGAAAGTTGCATTAATTCCATGTGTAAGTACTAAGGAAGTTAATGCCATGTCTGCGTTAGGGAACGTATTAATACCAGCTAATTCAGTTACATCATATGTATTTGTGAATAATAAAATACCCTGTGAATTAAGGAAAGTTACAGCTGGATTCCCCGTGCAAGAGTTATTAGATTCAGCTACTGTTGGAATACAATCCCAATATTCTGAATCACAGTAAATACAAGAGCCATCATCTATTGTTGCTCCTGAACTATAATTTGATGCAGTTGGATCAGTACAACCTTCTATTGGATATAGACAGCTTCCATCATCACATGTAGCAAGTGGATTATAATTTGCAGCTAATGGATCTGTACAACCCCAAATACAATAAATACAACAACAATTAGGACCAACCTGCATTACTCCAGCTGCATCCGGAACACATCCTGTAATACAATCCACAGTAGCAGCAGGGTCATAGTTAGTTGCTGTAACATCTGTACAACCACAAATAGGCATACCTGTTATAACTACAGGAGCCATTACTACAGTAGCACAAGAAGGATTAGTTGTTTCAGTATATGTTAATCTATACCAACAATCAACTAAAGTAGTTTCTACATGTATTTGTGTGTTAAAGCCAGCAGAAAAACCTGTTATAGCAGGTGCTATATTAGTCCAAGTTGCGCCTAAATCAAATGATTGTTCTAAGAAACCATTAATAGTTGTACCAGGATCACAATATAGACTCCATTTAGCTTCAGATGGTATACCACAAACTGTAGATATTACACTAGTAGCTGTTACACTACAAGCACAGAATCCCATAGGTACACATAATGTATTATCAACTATGTAGTATGGTGCTGGTACTGGAGTTGGATTCTAATTAAATGCAGTTGCATTA